GGTTTGGGGTTGGTTTTTGGCTTTTAGGGAGATGATGAGTGAGCGATATAGACCTATATTTTCAAAAAAATTTCTGAGGAAAAATTTCTAGTAAATATTTTACTTGCGGAATAATAATACCCAGACTATTATTTCCGACAATGGAAATAGAACTAATGGCAATCGCAGGACTCGACAAAGCCATAATAGGCACCACTATTTGTAGAAAAACAGAGGTGCTTTGTTACAACTACTCGAAATGCGTAGAGCTTGTCATCGCAAAAGGCATTTCTGAGGAAGATGCGGAATTATTTATTGCGGAGTTAGCCTCATCTAATGTTGAAGGCGCACCCGTTTTTGTTCAGCTAAATAACGAACAACTTGAATATGACGGAACAAGCAGCGGAACCGTTCACTGAACCGCAGTCAACGGTCAGCGAACATACAGAGTTTCAATCGCATTTGCCTTACATGGGCATCGCACGCGGTTCGTTGACCATACAGCAGGAAAAACTGGTGTCGCTCATCGTATCGGGTATGACGATTGCTGCAGCCGGACGTGGTGCAGGGTACGCAAGCCCCGAAACAACCTACGCTGCTGCAAAGCTCCCGCAGGTTCAAAAAGCGATTGAGTATTTCCGCGCCGAGATGCGTGAAGAAGTGAAGTTCACAAATCAGCACGCGCACATGATGTATATGGAAGCATACAACTCATCAGCCAACGCAACCGAAATGAAGAACACCACCGACTCATTAGTAAAGCTTCACGGTCTTGCAGCACCAGAAGAAGGCCCGCAGATAAATATCAATATCAATGGTACGAAGCAGCTTGAGCGTATGAGTGACGAAGACCTGTTAAAGATTGCAGGGAAAGACATCAACTATCTTGAACCTCAGGGAGACTGACATGACAGAGAATAAAAAAGCGAAGTACGTTTATATGCCCAGGCAAGCCTCCGGAGACCAGAAACGTAGGAAAGCAGAATCAGGTCAGTCAGGGCAAGCAAACCAACGTCAGCAAAATAAACATTCCAAGTATATTTATATTCCCCCTAAAGAAGATCCACCCATAAACCAATAGGAGTTTTTGAAATGGCAAACGTATTTAGTAAGACACGCGGCGGTGGAACTCGAAAGCCAAAAACTACGGCAAAAAGGAAACCAAAAAGGAACATAAAGACGAAATCAGACGCGATTATTAAGACTGGGCGTAAGAACAGTCCATATAAGCCGTATTGATGCTCCATACATTGTATACATATAAAGTGTCAAAAGTTCACTCCGTTTATGACGGCGATACTTGCACCGTAGACATCGACCTTGGACTCAATATCGTTATCCGTAAAGAAAAGATACGTCTTTTCGGTATTAACACGCCTGAGATAAGAGGCGGTACTGAGGAAGAGAAAGAGAAGGCGCGGCAAGCGCGGGACTGGTTGCATGACCACCTCGACGCGGCAGATGAAGTATTGATCCGTACCCATAAAGACAAATCCGGTAAGTACGGTCGGTTGCTTGGGGAACTCATTGCAGACGGAAAGAATCTGAATACGGCGCTTGTCGATCAGGGTATGGCGAAAGAATACGGAGTCTGATGGAAATCAAAAAGGTCGAATGCGTTCGCTGTAAAAAGCTCCATTCCGAAACGTTGTATTCGGGCGACGACCGACTCTGCGTGTATTGCAAAGCGGAGATCGCGGAGCAAGTACCACTGCCCGCAAGCCCCGAACCGGAAACACCAAAAGAAGAAACAGTAGAAGAGAAAGCGCGTGCGGAACTTGCTCTGCGGTTCCTGACACGCAAACGATTATTACCTTTTGTAGAACGGTTTAATCCTGATTACCTAGCAGGATGGGTTCACAAAGATATCTGTAAACGACTAGAGGAGTTCTCCCGTGATGTCGCTGAAAAGAAAAGTCCTAGACTTATGTTATTCATGCCGCCCCGACATGGTAAAAGCACGCTTGCGTCGGTGGCGTTCCCAGCTTGGCATCTGGGTAGAAACCCAACGCACGAATTTATCTCTTGCTCTTATTCGGGTTCGCTCGCAATGGCGTTCTCTCGTAAAGTCCGTGGTCTCCTTCGTGAAGAAGGTTACCGAACCGCTTTTAAAACTCGGCTCGACCCTCAAAGCCAGAGTGCAGAAGCGTGGCTTACTACCACTGGCGGAGGCTATGTGGCAGCGGGCGTCGGGGGCGGTATCACGGGTAAGGGAGCGCATGTTCTCGTAATCGATGATCCGATTAAAAACCGTGACGATGCAGAATCAACGAACGCACGGGATAGCACCTGGGACTGGTATACGTCAACTGCGTACACCCGGCTAGCACCGGGCGGCGGCGTCTTGGTAATTTTAACAAGATGGCACGATGACGATCTTGCAGGTCGGTTATTAAAAGCAGCATCGGACCACGGAGAGCAGTGGGAAGTCGTGAACTACCCTGCCCGTGCCGAGGTTGATGAAGAATTCAGGAAGGCTGGCGAACCGCTCCATGCTGAACGTTACGATGAGGGAGCATTGGCGCGAATTGAAAAAGCAGTCGGACCGCGAGACTGGTCTGCACTGTATCAACAGAATCCCGTTGCAGATGACGGTGATTATTTTACGCGTAGCATGATCAAGTATTACGACCGCGATGATATCGATCTGGACCGCATGAAGTTTTATTGCGCGTGGGATCTTGCTATCGGTAAACAGGATCGTAATGACTGGACCGTAGGCATCGTTGTTGGTGTCAGTGAAGCGGATGAGATGTACGTGGTTGATATGGTCAGAGGCAGGTTCGACGGGTTTGAACTGGTTGAACAGATTCTTGATCTCTACGAAGTATGGAAGCCTTCGATCATAGGGATAGAGAAAGGACATATTGAAATGGCGCTTGGGCCGTTTCTTGAAAAAAGAGTTCGGGAGCGTGGACTCTACGAAGCATATTTTAAAGATTTAAAAACTGGCCGGAGAGATAAGGAAGCGCGTGCCAGAGCAATCCAGGGTCGGATGCAACAAGGCATGGTGTTTGTGCCAAGAGAAGAACATTTTACCGGACCTTTGGTGGCTGAACTGTTGCGATTTCCAAATGGTGTCCATGACGATCAGGTTGATGCGTTAGCCTGGATTGGTTTGATGATGACGGAGTTTTCAACGTTTGTTGAAAAAATCGAACACATCCCATCCTGGCGAGACCGTCTACCCCGATTATTAAAAAGTGAGCAACGCACTAAATCTGCAATGAGCGCATAATCATGAAAGAACAGAAAATTTCCCCAGCTAAAGAAGAAGAGATCACACGTTCACAGTGGGCGAGATACGAACGCGCACGAGACAACGGCCATCTGGATTACGTCCGTATGGCTCAAAGATGTGATTCCTATTATCAGGGTGAACAATGGGACCCGGAGGATGAGGCGGCGTTAGAACAGGAAGGCCGCCCTGCTCTTACGGTGAATACGATTCTTCCTACTATAAATACAATACTCGGTGAGCAGTCTACTCGCCGTGCCGATGTTCAGTTTAAACCACGAAGAGGCGGCAGCGAAGAAGTCGCACATACGTTGACCAAACTGTATATGCAGATTGCTGATAACAACAAACTGGATTGGGTTGAGCAGCAGGTATTCAGCGACGGACTCATTATGGACGGTCGCGGATACTTTGACGTTCGCATGGACTTCAGTGACCACGTCGAAGGCGAGATCCGTATCACGGCTAAAGATCCGTTAGATATTCTCATCGATCCGGATGCGAAGGACTCTGATCCCAAGACCTGGAGCGAAGTCTTCGAGACAAAGTGGATGACCCTCGATGAGATTGAAGAGATTTACGGCAAGAAGAAAGCGGAACGTCTGTTGTTTGTTGCCGAGAACGGTATGTCGTTCGGTCCTGATTCAGTTGAATATCAGGAGACCCGTTACGGCGATACTGAAAACGGTGACGGTCATTACGGGGCAGGTGTTCCGGGTGATGAAGAATACAGAAATGTAAAAGCCCTGCGCGTAATCGAGCGGCAGCAAAAGAAGCTGACCCGTGCATCTTTTTTCGTAGACCCGAATACAGGAGATCAGCGGCAGTGCCCCGATGCCTGGAAAGAAAACAAGTGTAAAAAATTTGCGAAAGAATATGGCTTGATGATTGTCAGCAAAGTGATCCGCAAAATCAGATGGACTGTTACATGTGACCGTGTGGTATTGCACGATGACTGGTCTCCTTATTCTGATTTTACTATCGTCCCGTTCTTCTGCTATTTCAGAAGAGGCAGACCTTTTGGTGTAGTGCGTAACCTTCTGTCTCCGCAGGAACAACTCAATAAGATTGCGAGTCAGGAACTGCATATTGTGAATACCACTGCGAACAGCGGCTGGATGGTAGAAAGCGGCTCCTTAGTTGGTATGACACCGGATGATCTCGAAGAACACGGAGCGCAAACCGGTCTGGTACTTGAGTATGCCCGTGGTACAAACCCGCCAGTAAAAATCGGTGCGAATCAGATTCCGACTGGACTGGACCGTATTGCACAAAAAGCAGCGGCTAATATCCAGGCTATTAGTGGTATCAATGATTCGATGTTAGGCACCGACAGTGCCGAGGTTTCAGGGGTTGCTATTCAGGCGAAACAGAATCGCGGTGCAGTCATGATACAGGTGCCGCTTGATAATCTTAAAAAAGCACGTCAGTACCTTGCTGAAAAAATTCTGAACCTTATTCAGACTTTCTATACAGAGGAACGGGTTGTTCAGGTAACGAATGAGGACAGCCCTCTTAAACCTCGGGAAGAAATGGTACTGAATGAAGTCACACCTGAAGGCGAGATTATTAACAACTTGATGGTTGGTGAGTACGACGTAATTATTGCCACAGCACCTGCTCGTGATTCGTTTGATGAAGTGCAGTTTGCCGAAGCACTTAACTTGCGGCAGGTTGGTGTTCAGATACCTGACGATGCAATCGTTGAATATAGCCATCTCGCTAGAAAAGGCGAGCTAGCACAACGCATAAGAGTCGCTACCGGCCAGGAACCACCATCGCCCGAAGAGGCAGAAGCAATGGCGATACAGCAACAGGCTGCGATGCAGCAGCTGCAGCTTGAAATTGCGAAGCTGGAAGCTGAAGTTCGTAAGATTCAGACCGAATCGGCTGTCAATATTGCGAAGGTACAGGATATGTCCGAGGTTGATCCTCAGATCAAGATGGCAGAACTGCAAGCACAGATCCAGATGAATCAGGACCAGCTGGATCTTCGCAGAGAACTTGCATCCGCAAGTAATGCGTCACGAAGCGAGCAGTCTCAGACAGCTGCGGCCACGAAATTGGCAACTGCTGCTTTTCAAAATTCTAACAGGAGTTCTTAAATGAGTAAGAAAAAGGAAGAAGCCTCTACTGAGGAGCAAAATGATATGCAATTTATGGTTATGCCTGGGGCAGATGCACCTGATGACGACGATGCTCCTGCTTTAGACCTAAGTTTTGAAGAAGTAGCAGAAGAAAAGCCGGAAGAAACAGAGGAAGAGGCCGAAGTTGCGGAATCCGAGGCCGAAGAAACCGCAGAATCGGAAGATGAAACAGAGGCAGAGGCCGAATCGGAAGCAGAAGTCGAAGAAGAAGCTGAAGAACCAGCAGAATCGGAAGCAGAAGCCGAAGAAACTGCCGAAGTAGAGGAAGAACCCGCGAAACCGGAGCCGGAAACAGCGAAAAAATCGCCTATGGTGCCGAAAGCGCGGCTTGATGAGGTGCTTGCAAAGCAGAAAGCCCTACAAAAACAGCTTGATGAGATAAACGCAGCGAGTCAGAAGAGTGAAGAAGCTCCAGAAGAGTACGACTTCGACACTAAAGAGACTGAATACCAGAATATGGTGCTCGATGGCGAAACAGATAAGGCGGTAGCACTACGAAGAGAGATTCGTCAGGCCGAAAGGAAGGCGCTTGAGTTTGAAATGCGGCAGGAAATGAACCAGACCGTAAATCAAGACCGCCAGATGACAGCTTTACAGCAAGCTGCCAACGCAATGGAAGAAGCGTACCCTGTTTTTGACAGAAATGCCGAATCCTTTAACGAGGAATACACCAACGAAGTAATTGAATTGCGTGATGCGTTCATTATGAAAGGTTATGAGGCAGTTGATGCGTTAGGAAAAGCCGTTAAGTATGTCGTTAAAGACCATGAGCTTGATGCGGTAGACAGTGATGCGCCTACTTTGTCTCAAAGTGCTGTTAAAACGGATGAGCTTTCCAAGAAACGGGCACAGGTTAATAAGAAACTGAAAGCTGCAGAGGCGCAACCCCCGGAATTACCCGGCGAAAGTTCTTCTCAGCACGGCGAAAAATCAATTGATCTTTCGACTATGACCGAGGAAGAGTTTGATGCGCTTCCTGAAGCTACTTTGAAACGCCTTAGAGGGGATATCCTTTAAGTGATTGAACTATGCGTTGGCATTGTGATCGGTTATGCGTTTGCAAGGATGGTTCGTAAGTGAATTGCTGGCATTGTGAGCATGAACTTATCTGGGGAGGTGATTCGGATCTTGAAGATGATGAAGATCATGACATGATGACAAACCTTTCATGCCCTGCTTGTGAAGCGTTGGTCATTGTCTATCACGTAAAAGAGGCGCATTGGTCGAAAAAAATTCCGGATACCAACATAAAAGTATTTAGTGGTGCTTTAGCCGAAGATAAGAAGGTGGAGGGATATAATGAAGGTGCTTAAATGGCTGGCGAGTTTGCCGGTTATAGGCTTCAAGAAAAAAACAGTTAATGAAAATGTGCGCCCCGAAGTATTAAAGGTCAAGCCCCGTAGACGGGCGAGAGATGCAAAAGGCCGGTATATTGCAGATGATCCGAGTACAGCCGCAAACGAAGCCTATGAAGCATATAACGAAGCTTTTAAAGAAAAATAAGGTGTTGCATTTAAAATAATACTAAACTAATATTTTACTACCTTCGTCTATCAGTACGATAACTGATCGGCCCGTAGCCGTAAAAAACGTACTTTCGTCTGCACATAAGACGTTAAACCTGTCGAGGCCGTACCTCGTTAAAAATCGCTGATTCGTCTTCACACGATACGTGAATAACGGATTAGCCGCTCCTTTAAGTCGGCTAATGAGATGCAGTGTGTGCTGCATAAATTTGTCTATTTTTTGGAGGCCCATCATGGCTACAACTAATTTTGGTACGCTTACTGGCGACCAATTACAGACGTGGTCTCGTGACTTTTGGAAAGTCGCAAGAAACCAGTCTTTCATAAACCAGTTCGCTGGTTCAGGTTCTAACGCAATGGTTCAGCGTGTCACTGAGTTGACAAAGAACCAGAAAGGTACAAAAGCAAATATTACATTGCTTGCTGACATGACCGGAGATGGTATTACCGGAGACAACACGTTGGAAGGTAATGAAGAAGCATTGCGTGCCTTTGACATTAGCATCGAGCTAGACCAACTGAGATTTGCAAACAGGATCGCTGGTCGTATGACTGATCAGAAGACTGTTGTTAATTTCCGTGAGCAGTCTCGTGATGCTTTAGCATATGCAATGGCTGATCGTTGCGACCAGCTAGCATTCTTAACACTGTCAGGTGTTGCTTATACTCACAAGAATACTGGTGCGCTGAGAAACACTTCAGCTAATGCCGGACATGAGCTTGTGGATCTTGAGTTTGCATCAGACGTTTCTGCTCCTACAGCTGACAGGCACAGACGTTGGGATAACTCTAGCGGGCTTGTAGCTGGTGACACTACTGCAGTAGCTGCTACTGATGTCATAGAGTACAAGACCATCGTAAACCTGAAAGCTTACGCCAAGGACAACTATATCCGTGGTATCAGAGGCGCGGGTAATCAGGAAACTTTCCATATGTTTGTTACTCCTCAACAGATGGCAGATCTGAAACTTGATTCTGACTTTCTGGCGAATGTAAGAAACGCTGGCGTTCGTGGACCTTCAAACGGTTTGTTCGCAGGAACAAGTTCATTGATGGTTGACGGCGTAATGATCCACGAGTTCCGTCATGTATTTAATACATCTGGCGCTACTACTGGAACTAGCTCTAACGCTGGTGCTGCCGGTTACAAATGGGGAGCCAACGCTGACATAGTCGGTGGACGTGCCCTATTCTGCGGAGCACAAGCATTAGCCCTTGCTGACATTGGCTTGCCTGAAATGGTCGAAGATACTTTTGACTATGGAAATCAGTCGGGTATCAGTGTTGGTAAAATTTTCGGTCTCCGAAAGCCTAAGTACAACAGCGACACAAGTGGCTCAGTACAGGACTTTGGCGTGATCGCACTTGACACTGCCCAATAGGAGGACTGACTAATGGCGACTTTTACATCTGATGCTATATCTGGGAACTCAGCATTCCAAAACTTTCCCCAGGGAAACCTTGGGGTTCGGATAGGATCGTATTCAATCTCTGCCGCACTTGCTGGAAATGACATAGTCCAGCTGTGTGATGTATTCAAAGGCGAGACAGTTTACGGAGTTATTTTAACTACAACTGACCTTGACACGGGTGGTTCACCTTCTATCGTCTTAGACGTTGGGTATGGTGGCGCAGCTGCTTCTATGATTGATGGCTCAACTATTGGTCAAGCTGGAGGCACAGCCTCTAGCCTTGCAATAGGTAACGCTACTCATGGTAGTACAGCAACCGCCCCAGTAACATTTACTGCTGATGACACAATTGATGTGACAGTACAAGCAGCACCTGCTACTGGCGCTACAACTGGTACGTTAACTATGTACCTTATTGTAGGGTAATGACCCCCTTGATCCCCCCCTCTTTAATCACCGGAGGGGGGGTTTCATTTCTGGAGATATAAAAAATCATGAAGATAATCAGTGATGAACCTTTAAGAGTAACAACGCTCGGAGGCTCTGCGGTTTTGTTTGAACCTGGCGTTCCACGAGAGCTTAGTGAGGAAATCGGTCTTATTGCAATCCAGATGGGTGCTAGGGAAATAACCTCTGCTAATGACGAATCGGTCGAAGTAAAAGCGGAAGCTGAAATAACTTCGCCTGAACAGAGCGATGCTTCAGAAGAACCTGTTTCCGCCCCTATTGCTGATGAGCTTACTAAAGCATTGCTAGTGCTAATGGAAGATGGCAATCCTGAAAATTTCAACGCTGACGGTGTACCTAAAGCCGCAGTCGTTAACAAGATTATGGGTGAGACCATTGACGGAGATACTCGAAAGGCCGCGTGGGAATCAATTCTTAATTCATAGGTAGCGTATGACTGTAACGGTTCAAAGTGTTGTTGATAGGGCACAAGCAGTATTACAAGACACAGCAGGAGTTCGATGGCCTGTAACCAGTGAACTTGTACTCTGGGTTAATGATGCACAACGCGAAATTGCCTTGATGAAACCTGATGCTACTGCGACTAATGCTACTGTTACATTGGTTACTGGCACCAAACAAGCAATACCCGCAGGAGGGAACCGATTACTTGGCGTTGTCCGAAATATGTCAGCAGCGAGCAGCGGTACAGGAGGAAGGTCTGTCCGGTTAGTAGACCGCTCGGTTCTGGATTCTCAAACACCTGATTGGCATGACCCTGCAGTTACTGGAAGTGCAGCACATACAACGGTCGTTAAACACTGGGTTTATGACCCGAATAATCCGCGCGACTACTACGTTTATCCCGGAGTAGCGGGTAACGCCTATCTTGAGATTGTTTATTCTGCAAACCCTGCAACAGTTGCTTTAAACGGCAATCTCGGGGTTCCGGATGTTTATGCTAATGCGTTATTAAATTACGTGCTGTATATGGCGTACATGAAGGATTCGGAATTTGCTCCGAGTCAACAACGGGCAGCTTCGCATTATCAATTGTTTACAGTATCCGTTACCGGTAAAGGGCAACTTGACGCAACAGGTAATCCTAACATCGAACAACAACAACTAACGGCGGTATAACATGGCTATTAGTTACGAGACATTACTCCCCGAAATCCTACCGATGGTTATTGGGTGCCCCGATACTTTAATAGAAAGTACCGTCCGAGCTTCGGCTATTGATTTCTGTGAAAGAACTGGCGTCTATCAACTTGAACTCGATCCGATTACTACTGTAGCAAATACTTACGAGTATGACCTTGAGGCACCTACAGGAACAACTGTACACAGAATAACCTGGGCTACTTTCGAGGGTAATACATTAGAACCAGTAAGCACCGAGTTACTGGAACAACGAAAACCTAAATGGCGTGACAGTGATCATTACGGTGATCCGGAATTTTATGTGCAGCAAAGTGGATCGCTAGTCTGGCTAGCACCTGTTCCAAGTGACACAACAACGTCAAGCGTCATAATCCGGGCTCAGTTAAAACCGACGCATAGTTCAACTTCTTGCGATGAACAGGTAATGAATGAATACCGTGATGCAGTTGTGAACGGTGCTTTATTCCGGTTGTTAAGAATGCCTGGGCGAGACTGGTCGGATTTACAAGGGGCAGGAATTTACAGTGGGCTTTTTGCAGAGGCGGTAGAGATTGCCGAGCGGAGAGCAAGACAGGCAGATCAAGGAGTGGTTTGGAAGGTTAATTATGGTGGTATTGGCAGAGCAACAAGAAGAAATCGTTACGGAAGAGAACGGGGATAAGTCTTTACACGATCCTAAATGGCTCGTTGTTAGAGATGCAATACCTGATGATATGCAGGTAATCCTTTATGGAGCAGAAGTCTTCTGGAAAGAGTCCGTTTATTCACATATGGACTTTGATCGAGAGAAGATGGCTGCAAGGGTTATTGACTTTATGGCAGACGAACAGAAAAAACTGTTTGTCATAGCACAAGAAGGAAGTCCTGTCGGCGTTTTGTTTGCTTCAGTCGGACCGACTTTTCTTGGTAATGACTTGGTTGCTTATGAAGAGACTTGTTACATCCTCCCGGAAGCAAGAAGCCGGGGCGGTTTTGATAAGTTGCTTGATGCTTTTGAAGCGTGGGCATTAGAGGAAGGTGCGAAGGCACTTGTATTTGACATAACCAGTCGCATTAGAACGCGGCGAACAGAAGAAAAACTGGAAGCCAGAGGGTATAACTACGCTGGCGCTACTTTAGTAAAAAGGATTTAGTTATGGGCTGTGGACCTAAACGGGAAGATTATAAACCGACCGAGTCACAAAAAATGAATGCGTCGGTTGCGCTTGCAAATAAAACCGATTTTAACAATCTCTACGGTCCTTTGCTGTTAGATAAAGCAGAGAAGGCGCTTGATAGCAAGGACGCGACCGAAATAGCAAGGCGCGTTTCAAACGCTGATGCAATGCAAGCCTTAACTAAAACCGGAGCAGGTGGGCAGACTTATGATGATTTGTCACGGACTAATACAGACGTTTCTTATGATCAGACTATGGCGTTAACTGGTCAGTTCAATGAGGCGAATCGTATCGGTAAAAATATCTCGAATAAAGCTGCTTCCGAAGCAATTGGAATGCGTCGAGGACAGGCATCAGATGCAGCAAGTGGTCTGGCAAATCTATCGTCAATACAAACAAGCAAACAATTAGCGCAAGCAGACGCTAATAACAAAACACGAATGGCAAGAAACGCGATGCTTGGTGAACTAGGCACGGCTTATGTTGTTCAGGGGATAAGTAATAAAATGGCTGGAGACGATTGGCACGGGAGCGGTAGCTTCGGGGAAAGACTAGGTAAGCATTTTAATACTAACCCTTATCCTCCAGGTTCACCGTATGACCCTAAACGCGCTGCTGCTGGCGCTTGGAGGAGGAGCTAATTAATGTCTGAATCTGAAAATCTCAACGAACCACAAGATGGCACAACGGGCGGCGTTGAAGGCACCGGAGAAAACCCTCCCGCAAACGAAAGTGCGTTAACGCCAGAACAGCAAGAACAGGTAAGTCGAGCAATGGCTGGTGCAGGTGGTCCCTTTGGTATGGGGGGTTACAGTGGTGGGGCTTCTACTAATTCTCTAGGGCTCCCTGCTGTAAATGATCCGGAAAAAGCCTATGCCGATATGACCAGAGATGATTACCTGGAATGGCGTAAGAACTGGGCTGACAAAGAACGCGAACTTGTTGAAAAAGCGAAAACAGATACATCTTTAATCGATCAAGCAGTGGAAGATGCTGAGACGGCGTCAGCACTTACGAGAGGTATTTCAGACCGGAATAAGGAGCGGTACGGATTAGAAAGCATGGGAGCTTTAACAAACGCGCAGAAAATCGAGTTGAAGCGAGCCATGGACAGAAACACTACGCTTGGACGTACTCAGGCGGTTAATACTGCCCGTATCGATCAGAAAGCGGCTAACGAAGAATTACTTAATGACCTTATCAATATAGGACAAGGCGTTAACCGGAGTGCATTAAGTTCAATGGGTACTGCAGCGCAGAACGCTGCTCAATTAGATTCTGCATACCAGCAAGCCAAAGCAGCTTCTCGTGCTAATACCTTTAGCACCATCGGCGGTCTAGGGGCTGCTGCTATTTTTGCGCTGGCATTTTAGAGGGCTATTTATATGGCATACGAAGGTTTTGGAGCGGGTATAACATCTGCCTTAGGTTCTTTTCAAACGGCGTCCGACAACCGCTTTAGAAAAAATCTTGCGCGAGAACAAATGCAGATAGAGCGCGAAGCAGCGGATCAGAAGCTATTTGAAAACGAAACAAAAAATAAACTGACCCGTTATACAAACGCAGTCGGTATTTATTCACAAAACGGCAATGCAGATATTTGGCTTGAAGAGAATGCGGATTGGCTTGGAGGAGCGGAGAAGAATGAAAACGCAATGAATGCAGCCATTGATGCCCTTAGTATCCATAGCGAAGATTATAATACGTTTATTAATGAAGAGGGACAGGAGGTAGGAGCGAAATTAGTAGGTTTTCGTAAAATCAAAGCTACTGATGAAACGGGGAAAGAAACTGAGCGGTTCGTTCCGCGAATAAAACGGGAGGATACTGGCGAGATAGTGCCGATGACAGAGAACAGAGGCTCCGACGCGGGAGAAGCATTTGTTTCGCTTAGTAGAGAACAACTCAATACTAAAATGGCCGGAGCTTTTCAAGACGCCGTTGCACGAGGCGCTTTAATAGATAATCAGGGACAACGGCTGGCTGGCTTTAGAAATCTTAAACAAGTAAAAAACAACATAGAAAAGTCGTATATAAAAGAGATGGCAGCTAAACAGTACGCGGCCGATCAGAGAGCAAACAATACATATTCCCCCGCAGACATGACTAGGTTTTACGACTCGCTCGGTGACATAACTAGTATTGAGGAGCTTCGTGCTCTAGCAATTAAAATGGGGATAGACGTAAATGCTGTTCAGGCACAAGCGGATAAGGAAGCAGAAATAGCGTGGAAAGAAGAACACGGAGGTAACTTGCCTGGAAGCCTGGGAGAACTTCTTGCAGAAGACGGTGTAACCGAAAAAGAATGGAATGCCCTTTCCAAAGAACAAAGGCTCAAAGCAATTGAACGTATACAAAAGAGGCAAACAGGGCCGGTTGCTATGGTATTCCAAGCTTTGTCAGAAACCGGTGCAGAAGTAAAGGATGTATTGACGGACAGTTATAGAGCCGCTACAGAGTGGTGGGACGAGCAAGTTTCAGAGGTTGATGTACTGAACCGCGTGTTTGGTAAGGTTACTGATCCTATCCCCAAAGAAGGCCCCCGCGACGAAGCCCAAGCTGAAGCAATGCGTAAACGAAGATTACGAGAAATGCCCGTCACTGAGGAAGCAATTAAGGGTGCATTATCTTGGGACAGTCTTGGAACTGGGGCTTCTAAAATAGAACTAACTGCAGCAGACATGCGCAAAATAATTAAAGAAGGAATTGCGAAACCTACTGATAACCAGAAAGGCGCGGTAATGCAGTTCTTAAATAAAAATAATGTAAATAACGATGCCGAACTGGTCCAAGCAGTAAAGGAAAAAAGGGTCTCAAAAGCTGATGCTCTGAGTGCTGCTTTAGCACTTGCGATTACTGAAAAAGGTAGTCTACAGGATCAAACGAAAGCGATGCAGGGGTTTATAAATTTGCTGGAGCGCAATGATGCAAATATGGGGGTGTCTGATCAAATTCTATCTAATTATCGGAACGGCTCTTTAGCGCTTGCACAAGACCAGGAAAAGCGTCTGAGGCGGCGTTTAAGAAGCGATCTAAGTAAAGACGAACGAGATTATATATCTGGTCAGAACGACAAAGCAAAAGAGGTTCAAGAGAACACTATTGACCCCTTTGTGAACGAAGCTTTGGCAACGATTGATTTGGTGGAAAGAAATAAAGATGGGACTTATCGCACGACTGACGATGAACCAGATTTTGATGACGACTCACTTCTAAAGTTGGGGCGACTGATATCAAGGTATCGTCCAAAAATAATGTCAACGACTAATCAATTAGAAATCCAACGGCATCAATTAGCCCTAAATCAAGTGCTTAATCTTTACGTGCAAAATGCGGCAGCAGTAGATGAAGGTAGATTCGGTCAAGGTTTTGCTGATTTATGGAGAGAAGAACCAGATGGGACTATTGACTTTAAGTTAGGAAATATACGCATTGCGAAGAAAGAGGGAGATACAATTACTGACATTGCCTGGGTGGATGAAGGAGGAGTAAATAGTCAGACGGTGGCGTTGTCAGATATAAAGAAAGATCATCCGGTAGTAGCTAGGTTGCTTGTTGGTATAGCTCAACAAAATGAGAAAATGGGTCAAGGACAAGTTGACGAGTTTGATCAGGTGCCTTTACGTAATTCCGGTACGGAGTAACATAGAGAGTGTCTTTTAGTCTCCAACAAGCCCTACTTCAGCAAGAATCGTCTGGTGACTATAGCAGTGTAAACCCACTTAATTATATAGGCGGCTACCAATTTGGGCAGTTGGCGTTAGAAACGCTCGGCTATTTAAAATCCGGAACCTCTCAACAGCATTCAGGTAACAGCGGTTTAGATAGCGCAATGAACTGGACCGGTAAAAACGGGGTATATAGTAAAGACGATTTTTTAAATAACCCCGATGTGCAGGATCTTGCGTTTCAGGAAAACCTTAAATTCAATCACGGTGTATTAAGTTCAAACGGAACAATAGATCCTGATACACCGGCTGATAAAGTTTCAGGCTATTTAGCAGCCGCCCATTTACTCGGACCTAACGGGGCAAAAAATTTAACTAATGTAGATGCAAATGGCACTTCAGGTTATGACTACTTTAATCTAGGCGTTGATGCGTTTAATGGCTCTGATATTCTTGCGTCTGTTGATAATACCCAGAGTATTATCGATCAAGCGAATTCTCTTTCTGCTACAGATGCGCCGCCGCTAAGAAACGTTTCCGATGAAGTCATATCGAATTTTTTTGCAACTCAAAGACAAAACCCTGAAACATCTCCAAGACTGGCTAATGAAAGAGCAATGCTCTCTGGTGAAATACCTGGCAGCGACTTTTTTACTTCCGAACTTCCAGACACAGGGCCCCTCCCCGCTAAAGGTTTAGTCGAAGGGTTTAAGCGGTCATTAGCGAGTGGTGCGGAAACTCTTCTTGCTGATACTTATATGTTTGGTGCAGCCATTGATCAGCTGCAAGGAGATGAACAGGGTACACTGGATTCAATCGCCAACGCACGAATAACCGAAGAGTTAGCAGCAATACCCATGCAGGGACTGGAAACGTTTTCTGAGTTCTGGGAAGAAAAAACTGTAGAAGGGTTCTTGGATCAGGTCGCACAAGGAACCGGGCAAATTGTCCCTAGCGCACTAACTTCTATCATTGGGTTTTTCACTGGTGGCGGTGTAGCATCGATGGGTGTGGCGTTGGGTAAACACATACTTACTCAAGAAGCACGGCAATTATCGAAGTCGCTTATAAAAGAATCAATAGAGGCAGTCGCTAAAAAAACTGCAACTAACGAGCAAAGGAATATTGCACAAGCAGCTTACGAAGCAGCAAAAGAAGCCGGGAATTTAACACGTAATGCAGCTGTGGCTGGAGGTCGTAAAGTATTAGGCGCAACAGAAGGTCTCGGTACAACATTTAAGCGAGGAGGTATAGCAGGTGCTTTTGGTGCTGAATACGTCCCCTTAGGAGGCAGTAATGTCGGCGAAGCACTAGAGTCAGGGCGAACACTGGATGACGCAAACGCAATGAGGGCGGCGCTTGTAGCCTTACCGCAAGCCAGCGTTGGTGTGCTTGGTGAATACGGACTCGTTAAACTGCTTGCAAACCAGGCTAAGAAAAAATCAGGCGGGCCTGAGACTGTTATGGGACGCCTTGCAGATACCCTTGTGAAAGGCACTGTAAAGGGTGGCGCAATAGAATCAACGACTGAACTTACCCAAGAAGAAATTGCCATACGAAATCGTATGTCGATGGACTCAGACTTTACTGATGCCGATGCCAATATGCGAAGACTGAATGCGGGTTTTGTCGCGTTCTTCGGAGGTGGCGCTATTGGAGGGGCGGGTTCGACTTCAATGCAAGCCGCA